CAGATATTTTATTAATCGTTATCAAATTAAATAATTATTTATGAAAGCAACAGAAATTATTGACAAATTCAAAAATGTATTACTTTCTGTAGAAGCTGAAGAAGAGACTCCAGTACAAGAGGAGCTTTCTGCTGAAGTGAAAGAGGAAGTTGCAGAAGAGCAGGTAGAGCTTGCTCAAGAAGAAACAGTAGAAGAAAATTCTGCAGAAGAATTAGCTGAAGAAGAAGTTGAAGAAGAAGTAATTGAAGAAGCTCCAGAAGAACTTTATGCTACTAAAGAAGAATTAAGCAAAGTAGTAGCTGAGTTTAAAGCTATGTATGAGCAACTTATGGATGGAATGGGTCAGGAGGAAGCTTCTGATGCACCTGAAGAATTAAGCTCAGACAAAGTTGAATTATCTGAAGAGTCTGAAGAAATTTCTCATTCTCCTGAAGCAGAAGTAGATTCTAAACCAATGAATTTATATTCTCAAAATCGTCCAATGACGACACAACAAAGAGTATTTAACAAATTATTTAACAATTAATTAATTAATTATGGCAACAACAACAAGTATAACAAGTACTTACGCAGGAGAATTTGCTGGCAAGTATATTGCTGCAGCTCTTCTTTCTTCTTCTACTATTGATAATGGTGGAATCGAAGTAAAACCAAACATTAAGTTTAAGGAAGTCATTAAGAAATTAGCTACTGGAGACCTAGTTGCTAACGCTTCTTGTGATTTTGCTGCTACTTCTTCTGTTACATTAACAGAAAGAATTATTCAGCCAGAAGAATTCCAAGTAAACCTACAGTTATGTAAGTCTGATTTCGTATCAGATTGGGAAGCTGTATCTATGGGATATTCTGCATTTGACACATTACCTAAAAACTTCCAAGATTTCTTATTAGCTCATGTAATCGCTAAAGTAGCTGAGAAAACTGAGCAAACTATCTGGGGTGGTACTAACGCTACTGCTGGTGAGTTTGATGGTTTCGTTACATTAGCTGGTAATGACGGAGACGTTATTGATGTATCTGCTACAAGTGTAACTGCTGCGAATGTTATTGCACAAATGGGTGCTGTAGTAGATGCTATTCCTTCTACTATCTATGGAAAAGAAGACTTATATCTTTATGTATCTTCTAATATAGCTAGAGCTTATGTAAGAGCTTTAGGTGGATTTGGAGCTGCTGGATTAGGTGCTGCAGGTACAAACAATCAAGGTACACAATGGTGGAACAATGGAGCTTTAACTTTTGACGGAGTAAAAGTATTCGTTGCAACTGGATTAGCTGACAACAGAATGATGGCTGCTCAAAAATCTAACTTATATTTCGGTACTGGTTTATTATCAGACCACAATGAAGTGAAGGTTATTGACATGGCTGACATTGATGGTTCTCAAAACGTAAGAATCGTTATGAGATATACAGCAGGTGTACAATACGGATTAGGAGGAGAAATCGTTCTTTATTCATAATAAATAACTAAGTATTAACATAAAATAGGGTGGGTGGAAGTTCTACCTGCCCTTTTTTAATAAAAACAATTAAATTATGGCTTGTGATATATCAAAAGGGAGATTAGAGGCGTGTAAAGAATCCGTAGGTGGTATTAAGAATTTATACATTGCTAATTATAACTCTGCTATGTATGCTGGTATGGACGATTCTGCTTCTGTACCACCATCAGGTGCTGCATTTAATGGTCAAGTAGACACATTAGCTGCTGCAGTAGACGTTTATAAGTTTGAGGTCAGAGGTGATAACAATACGTTTGAAGAGACTAATGAGAACTCTAGAGACAACGGAACGTCTTTCTGGACACAATCAGGAAGCTTTGTTATTAAGGCTCAAAACGCAGAGACAATGATGCAATTAAAATTATTGTCTTATGGTAGACCTCATATTATTATAGAGGATTATAATGGCAAATTTAGAATGGCTGGCGCACAAAACGGTGTAGAAGTATCTGTGAATACATCTACAGGTGGTGCTATGGGTGATTTATATGGTTATACAATTTCCTTCGAGGGAAGAGAAGTTCTTCCAGCTCTATTTATACTAGACACTCTAGTAGCAGTAGGTAGTTCATCAGGATTTGATGTTCAAACTTCTAATATGAGCAACGAATAATATTTCCTTTATTATTATTCATTTAAAAAGGGTAGATTTCGGTCTACCCTTTTTTATTATAAAACAAAAAATAGTTTTTACGTTATCATAGTATGATAATTACTAATAATAGTCAATCTCAATCATTAAGAATAATTCCAAGAGAATCTAACGTCTCTTATACAGGCACAAGTTTTCCTAAAAATTTAGCTGTAGATTCTTTATATATTACATTAACAGAAGATGGAACAGGTCAAACAACGAACACTACAAATACTTCTAGTAGCAGATATGACAATTATTTAGAATTAAACTTTAATCAGTTAAATACTTTCTTTAGAGAAGGTTATTATTATAACATGGAGGTGTGTACGAATGACACAGATAAAAATTTAGTTTATAGAGATAAGCTTTTTGTTCTTCCAAATTCGCAAGCTCCATATAACCCTAAAGAAAGATACACTATAAATCCTAATGTTTCTCATTTTGAAACACCAGCATCTTCAGACGAATATATAATATTTAATGAAGATGGTTCTTACAACTACAACACCGACTCTTCAGCCTACGCTTCTGAAGCAGATTCTATTTCTGGTGGAGGAACAGTTGTTCCTGAAGGAACTAATTACGATACAGATAATGATGGTTATGGTGAGTTTTATTTTATAGGGTCTACTCAGTATAATAAAGGTGAAAATATAATTGGAGAATATACTGTAGATGAATCACAATACGGAACTTTTGCTACAGCAAGCTCTTATGCTTCTGTTGATGTTCTTATGGTAAATGACATTCAGCCTTCAAATTACGGAACACTTTCATATTATTCTCAAAATGGACTTGCAGATTACACAAATGGTGGGGTTAGCTATACTCAAGGACACGACCCTATATTATCTGAAAATGCTTTAAAGTATTTTATGGATAGCGTTCAAACAACAGCAGGAAACACAATAGGCTCTCTTTCTCCTAACGCACATAATCACAGGAAGCTAACTGTTTATATAGATGGTTCTAAAACAGGATTTTCTGTAGGAGATTCTGTTTATTCAGATAATCAAGGAAGTATGTTTTCCTCTGGAATAACTAATGGAAGAAAGAACAGGTATTGGTTTTACCACAACAATAATGTAATAAAAGTAACTGCAGGAGTAGTTACTCATGTTTATGATTGGAGAAACAAACCAGAAGGTATTGTAAAGTATAATGTTGATAGAAGAAATATTGTGTTTGCTAAAGAAGAGTACATTAACAACAACACAACCATACATCCTGATGTTAGTGTAAATCATAAAGGTAAAGAGTGGTCAGGTGATGCAGAAACAGGAAGTTTAGTTACTCTTTCTACTTTAGATAACAAGGCGACAGAAATACAAAATTTACTAGATGATGATTATTTTTATAAAAGAATAACTACAATATATTCTCATAGGGGATTTTATTTAGATTTTAGAAATAATAATAATACTCCTTTTATTACAGGACAAACATTATATGAAAGAAACTTAGGTTATAATGCTCTTTTAAGATTGTTAAAAGATGATATTACTCCTGTTGCTGAGCCTGATTCGATTGATTTACTAGGTGGAGGTACTCTTAGCTTAGCATACAAATCAGGAGAAACATTTTTTGCAGTATTACCTATAGATGGAAACAGGGGTAATCGTTCTTACAGGATTTTTGATTCTCCCAGTTTTGATATAACGATTGGAAAAGGAGTAATATTGGTAGAATATAACAAATACACAGGGGTTATTATTGACCATAAAATATTATATAGAAATGACAGTTAATAAAGAAAAAAATAATTCAATAAGAGTGGTAAACTTATCTGGCTACGAGATACCAGAAGTGAAAGAGGTTTACAATAAGAAGTGGATTTCTTATGGAGAAAATAATGACTACTTCGATACGCTTATTGAAAGATACTTAGGCTCACCTACTAATAGTAGATGTATCAATGGTATTGTTGATATGGTGTATGGTAGAGGACTAGAGGCTACAGATAGCGCAGAGTTCCCTGAGATGTACGCTAAGTTTAAGGTATTAATTAGACCTAAAGATGTAAAGAGAGTAGCTAATGACTATAAGATGTTAGGTCAAGCTGCTATGCAAGTAGTATACAACAAGTCTAAAACTAAAATAATAAAGGTGCTACACTTTCCTATGGAGTGCTTAAGAGCAGAGAAGTGTGATTCTAAAGGAGTAATTAGAGCTTATTACTATCACCCTAAGTGGGCTGAGATAAAGCCAAGCGATACACCTAAGAGAATCCCTACATTTGGAAATGGTGGTAAAAGTGAAAAATCAGAGTTATATATATTCAAGCCTTACAGAAGTGGCTTTTATTATTACGCTCCTGTTGATTATCATGGATGTTTACAATATTGTTCTTTAGAAGAAGAAGTAAGTAACTATCACATCAGTAACATAAAGCAAGGATTACAGCCTAGCTTATTAATAAACTTTAACAATGGGATTCCTAATGAGGAAACTCAAGAGATTATTGAAAGAAAAATATATGATAAGTTTAGTGGCAGTTCTAATGCAGGTAAATTTATTTTAGCATTTAACGAATCTATAGAAACTAAAGCAGACCTAGAACCTATTCACTTACCAGATGCTCATGCGCAGTATCAGTTCTTGTCTGATGAGAGCAGAGAAAAGATTATGTTAGGACATGGTATTGTATCTCCTATTCTATTAGGTATAAAAGACAATACAGGGTTTGGGAATAACGCAGAGGAGTTAAGAACTGCTTCTATATTGATGGACAATATTGTTATTAGACCATTCCAAGAAGGAATTATCGAAGGTATTAATGACATACTAAACTTTAACAAGATATACTTGAATTTATACTTTGTAACTCTACAACCGATTGAGTTTACAGAGCTAGACAATATAT